ACACAAATCCAGGGCCTCATCCCTAGTCGATAGCTAAGTTCCCACTCGCGTCCCATGTAAGCATAGATGCCAATGAGGAAGTGGAAGACCACAAGTTGGAACGGTCCCCCGTTGTAGAGCCATTCATCAAGTGAATTAGCTTCCCAAATTGGGTAGAAGTGTAGTCCGATGGCATTGCTGCTCGGAACGACGGCTCCCGATATGATGTTGTTTCCATAGAGAAGACTTCCAGCGACAGGTTCGCGGATGCCATCAATATCAACTGGTGGAGCCGCAATGAATGCAATTACAAAGCAGATGGTGGCTGCCAGGAGACACGGAATCATCAGTGTCCCAAACCACCCAACATAAAGACGGTTGTTGGTCGAAGTGACCCAGTTAGTAAAAAGCTCCCAAGGAGATTCTTGAGAGCGGGGAGCTGCAATAGCAGTTGTCATTGAAGTCAGTTTAGTCGAGTTACTTTTACCCGTCCAACTCCAGAGCCAGTGAGACCAATCGCATCAGCCGCACCTTTACTAAGATCAATGCTCCTTCCAGAAATGTAAGGACCACGATCATTCACCCGAACAACGGCACACCTCTGGAAACATACACGTAGTCGTGTTCCAAAAGGGAGTGTCTTGTGCGCAGCAGTAAGGGATTGTTGATTAAAACGCTCACCATTAGCTGTGATGCTGCCATGGAAACCAGGGCCATACCAAGAGCTAATGACTGACAGAGTAGTTAGAATAGGAATCATAATGATAAAGCGAAGGACTTTATATCGCTAACTCCTACTAGTCCCACTAATAAACGCGCATTAAAAGCGGGACTTATGAATTACTTCTTTTTAGTGGTAGCCGACTTCACTTTGGCAGCTGCTTTCTTAGCTGCAGCCTTGCCAGTGGGTGTGTACGGATAACTCTTGCCATTCACGTTAGGCATCAGAAAACTCCAGGGATCAGTTGACCAGTAACAGCGTAAGCGCCGATAGCTGCAATAACGCCAAGCATAGCCAGGCGACCATTGAGAAGCTCTGCTCGCTCATTGTGAGGCACGGTGTAATCTTTGTCGGTGTACATAGTTGGTTCCTTAGCCCAGATGTTATCGGTCATTAGAATTGAAGATTTGAACGTTCGAGTTTGGCTGCTACATCAGCCCGGTATGCAGGATCCTTGTCATAGCGAGGATCACTCATAGCCTCCACAAGCTGTGCTTGCGATCGGAATACATCGCCATCAGAACGAGGAGATGATCCAGTTAGAAGCTCACCGTCATAGCCCTGTGCATCAGCGAAACGAGAGCGAAGGGCCTGTGCAGCAAAGAACATGGCTAGAGGATCGCCCCTATCCATCACAGCGTCATACATGCCAATCTCTTGTTCACTCAGGTTTTCCTGAGCCCATTGGATCATGTTTTGATAGGCTTCATCACCACCAACTGATTCTTGGATTTGTTGGATATCTTGGGCTGTTGCCTGTGGTGTTGATGGAGCTTGTTGGTTAGCGAGGAACTCATTCACGACATCAATGGGGTTCATCTTGGAGACTTGATCCACAAGTTCCTGTGACCACTCACCTGAGCGGTACTCCTCCATGATGGCGTCATACAGGGATGCCTTCTCAGCTTCCTCAGAGGCCTCTTGCTGCTCCTCTGAGGCCTGTTCAGGCTCTTGTTGGTCCTGACTACCGAGACGCTTCTGAAGCTCGACGTAGGCCTTCTCAAGCTCCTCTGTGGAGCTGTACTTACCGGCGAGAAGCTGCTGCTCTTCTTGAGCTAAACGTTCTCCAATTTCTAGTGACTCTTGTTCATCAGCACTGAGCTGACCATCTACTTGATCAGTAGGATTAATTGTAATTTCGTTTGCCATTAGCTGTAACAACGGTTAAACTACCAAGACCTACTGTCTTTACGTAGTCGGGTGAACGACCGATGGTTGGCTCGCCAATCTTTGTGCGGCGCATATACGGTTTGTCTGTGGTCTCTTCTGCCACCGGCTCAGGATTAGATACCGGGGGGAGGGGTGCCTTCTTGGACCTCTGGGGCTTGACTGGGATCTGCTTGTCCATATAGTTGATTTAATGCTTCTGGGTTCTTGGAGGGATCCATAGCAGGTGTACTTGCAAGTGCTGCAGCCTGTTTGGTCAACTCCAATTGTTGCTGTTGTTGGAAGTTCTGTTGTTGCTCTTGCTTGACTTCCTGCATAGACTTCACAAGGTTGAGAACATCAATACCTTGTGCAGCAGCAAGCCGTTTGATCGCCTCATCAATGTTGAGGAACGATCCAATAGCCTCGGGGCCAAGTGTCTGAGCAATAATAGTGAAGAACTGACCAAGCGATTCCCGATCCTGTCCCCTACCAAGTGCATTGATACCTGCAACAATCGTAGGTCGAACAAGATCTTTGGGGATCTTAGGAATATCTTGGTTCTTCTGCAGAACAGAGAGCTTTCGATTCAGATAAGGTACAAGGAATTCAACAGTGAGCAGTGAGAATAGTCCACCGAGTTGTTGCTCCAGTTCCATCTGAGTCATGCGTACCTCTTCAGCGGTAGTACGCTCACTGTTGCGGACATTCAATACAAGGAACGCCTCACTAAGGCGACGCTCAAGTGTTGAAGCAACCTCCATAGCAGTACGGAAGTCAGCTGTCTTACCAACAGTTACAGCAGCAATATCATCAGGCCTACCTTGTACGATTGCACCATTACCTGCAGAGGCAAGAGTAGCTGGCTTAGTCGTACTAGATGGGGAGACAGTGAAGATTACCTTAGCTGCAACAGCAGAACCCTCAACAAGGGCTTGCATCAGAGCTTCCAGTGAACGGAGGTCACCAAGGAACTCCTCTACACGTCCACGTCCAAATGGCTCTCCGTCAACAACGTTAAACCGAAGGACAAGCCAAGGATTAGCATCCAGTGGGGCTTTGCCTTGTGAACCAGGAATGATCTTGTCGAAGACTTCTTGATGCCAGATAAACCTGTTATTATCCCTGCGGATCCAGGTGTAGACATCAACGTCTTCTTCATTGTCGGCACCATCCTCACCAGGAGGATTAGCCGGGAATTGTGTTTCTAGAATTGGAGCTAGCAGCTTACGGCTGATGCGCTCTTTAGTAACAATCTCCAGGATGTCACCGTTACCATCTCTGTCTACAACATAGCGATTCAATGGATACAGCTTTAATCCCTTGGGACCCATATAGATCAATGCGTTACCACCAACCACAAGATGCTTGAGGGCTTGGTGAACAACAACACGATCACTGGAGGCTGCAATAATTTCCATGACAGACCTCTCCATCTTTGCAAAGGAAAGATCAAGGTCAGAACGTGCTTCAGCAGGAAGATCTACACCGATCTTTGAGTCATCGATCTGCAGCTTAAAGAAGCTGGTTTGGGGAGGCAGTAGAGCTAGCATCAATTTAGATGCCAGAGTGACTACCCCCTTTGCGCCAACACTTTGCCACGGTGTAATCAACCTCAGCTGGCTAGAGCGACCATAGTCTTCATCCTGGCGGATAAGATTAGGAAGGGTAAGCTCCGAACACTGAATAGCTGTGTCTAGATAAGTGGAACGATACTTACTGAGATAGTCGTATCGTGACTTAGCTTTCATTGGTTATGCAAATTTATAGCCTGAGCTCCAAGGCCCAGGATTAACGCCTACTCCAGCTTTATTAAATGGAGCAGTGAGTTGTGACTTATAGCCTTGAGCCATAGGGCCAGCCTTGAAGCGCTTGCCCTTGTTCATCCTGAAACCAGTGGCTGTGGAATTGATGTTGCCACCCATGCCACCAGTGGCAGCAGACAGAGAGGCACCCATGTCTCCACCGAAGTCACCGCCTCCGCCACCCCCTTCACCAAAGCCGGTAGGACCATCAGTGTTAGTGCTAACAGGATCAGGATTAGTAATAGGCTGAGTGTTGGTATTAGACATAGGGCGACCCCAGCCTTGACCCTTAGTGGAGAATGCTTCACGCAGCTGTGGGGTGCCTGCGTAGTTACCCCAAAGAGCTGTACCTTTTGGTAGTTTGCCAGTACCCTTAGTTGTTTGACTGCGGACACCAGTATTCATGGCCATACCAGGCACTGTGGTCCTATCAAACATCCCACGAATAGAAGATGCAATAGCACCATCTCCTAGCTTTGTGTTGAAGGCACCAAACGGCTGATTCTTCTTGTAGTAGCTATTAGCAAGGTTGGCTTTAATGCCAAGGAAGCCACGCTTGTTGGCCCACTTATCGTTTGCTTTGTCAACGCGGTTGAAGATCTGCTCAGTGCTTCTGCCAGTTGCTTTACTGATTGCCTTGGCTTCCTTCTTGCCAATGTTACGGTCATTACTTCCTGCAATCCGTAATGCCTGACCAAAGTTCTCGGCGTTACGAATCTGCTGAAGCCGTGACTTCATTGGGTTCATAGCAGCGCTACCATCAGTTGCACCTGACGTGCCCGTAGTAGCTGTACCACCAGTAGAAGTCTGCGCTGCATTCTCTGGCATCACATCGAGCGCACCCTCGTTGAGAGCAGCATTCAAACGCTTGTACGCATCGCTAGAACCACGGTTTGGATCCAGACTATACATATAATCAATGGCAGCCTTTCCACCTTGATTTACCGCTGCATAACGGGGATCCTTTTCGTTGAGGTAGGTGCTTCCGGTCCAGTTGTCCATCGGCGTCCCCCTTTCGTATGCAGCAGCACGGTCACGGGCAAGCTTCACCATGTCAGGCGACATGCTTGTACCGTTCAGATCAGCTCCTGCAAGGATTCCATAGGAATTATTTGCATCCCTTCCAGGGTCAAGAGAGTCGCCGGTATTCCACCTGTAGTTAACTTCAGGGTTACTGTCAATCTGAGTTTGCCAGTAGGCCTCGTTCCTCATATCTTGAACGTTACCGTAACCACCAACCAGGCCGAATCCGCGCTTCATTCCTTCACTTGGAGTGAACTTAGCCCCATTCCTGTATGGGTTATTGAAGTCTGCTGGTCTATACTGAAGAAGTGGGATATTCTGAAGGTTGGGATTAATAGCAGTCTTTGGGCTACCAGCAGTGTTGGTACGGTATTCATTTAGCAGTTCGTCGAAACCACCATTGGCAAGCCATTGGAAGTTGGGATCAACTTGTACGCCAAATTGATCGGCATTTTTAAGTGCCTCAAGAATAGCCATTTGCTGAGCAACTGGATCCTGGCCAGCTGCCATTGCTCTATCGAAAGCATTCTCACCAAAGATGCCTCCTTTTTCTGGATAGGCATAAGCAAGGATCGGATCCATCGCTGGCTGCCTAATAGTCATAGTCTTTTTTGTTTTCTTAGCCATTGTAATCGTCAGATAGTCGATGGTTAATCCACTCGACCACAGAACGTTGGCCAGAGCGGTACATTATGAGTGAGTGTGGATCATCCGGGTGGGGATTAGCTGGTGGAAAGTTATCCTCCAATTCCTGGAGGATTGATTGAAGCTGGAGACCAGAGGTCTCAAGCATATTGAGGGAGATTGGGGTTTGCATGTTCAAAGAAAGCAGGCATACGAGCCCGCTTTGTGTCAGAAAGTTCTGGTGCCTTACCCTCGTACATCAGGCGATCACTCGCATCTAGCCAAAATTTTTTGTCTAGATATTTAGACTCAGTATTTCTACCTAGTGGCTGAAGAATCCAGTTGATGGTGGCCAGCCGGAGCTTATCGAGACTAGGACTCCAAGTGAGGCCAAGCTCAGAAGCCACCAGGCTATTCGTTGCAACATGTACTTGCTCATCTCTGCTTATGTCTGCAGATACTGTACGGAGACCAGCGTCACCATTAAACCGAAAGAATGGGAGTAGAACGAAGAAAATTGCACGCTCGGCCACCAACGCTTTGAGGATCGTGTGATCAGGATGCGACATCCACGCCTCTCGCAACTTAAGTGCTTCGGCCTCAGCTTTCGGATCAGTACCAAGAGCATTGGCGACATAACCAAGAGCCAAGTCGTGGTTTTCTTCGTCTTTGATATTAGATTTGAGTAGGTCCCGCGATAGAGCTGGAACGTCAGTGGCCAGGGCGTCTTCAATAAACTCACCCACCGGAAGCTCCATGTGTCGGATAGCGAGCGCCCGGTAGATTGTTTCTTCTGCACCTTCAACAAGTTTTCCAGCAGTAGTTTGTACAGGGGTCCAGGTTCTTTTTCGATTAAGTAGTTTCTGATAAGGGTTCATTCGCCGCAATTACAATCGGGAGCAGGGTCATTAAGAAGTGACTCCAAGTAATTGTTGACCTCATCCTCATCCAGTGCAGCGTACACGTTGGATTTGTCTTGAGTATCACCCATTACCTGGAGTGAGTAATACAGGGAGGTTTGAGGAGAATCCAACCACTCTTCAATAAAGGCCTCGTCGTAGGTAACTACGTCGCTCCAAGAATTGAAACTATAGCCATGAAGAAGTCCCGTGCGTTCATACAGTCGGATGATGCCATCTGTTACACGCTTGTAGTTCTCCCAGCCAACTTCAGACGCGATCTCAACGGGACCGTAGTCAAAGCTCTGGACGCCAAAGGTACCGCTATCACGGTCTACTTGACGGGCAATGGGAGGAGCGATTTCAGGACAGGTTGTGAAGCCTTCCAGGTCTGTGTAGCGATAACTGCAAGAAGCAGTGGGAGCAATGGCAAAAGCTCGCTCCATCTTATTGAACTTGGCAATTTCAGCAGCAGCTTGAATACCTGCCTCAAGCTCTTTAGCAATCACATAGCCAGGAGTAGAGGGGTAGGGGCGACCACTATTGAGTGCCTCCAGTGCTCGGCCAAAGTCGTTATAGGTTACGCCTTGGAGTCGGAGAAGGTTGGCAAGTCCCAGCATTCCGAGACCGACTTGGCGATCTGTCTCTGAAGGGAGGTATTCTCCGCTTTCTCCAACATTTGTTTTGCCGTGTAGTGCACACAGTTCGGACATTCCGTTGACAAATGCACTCTGAATGTCATCGAGTTCGCATCCGCCGAGGTTGACATGTTGAAGTAAACAGGTGCCCCTGCTTGGGAGATAGACTTCCAAGCATACGTTACCCCGGATTCGATTTCCATTCTTATCTACTTTAGTTTTGTTGAGCCAGATGTCGCCTTTGCGGATGCCATCTAGGAGCGCTGCTTTGGTGTTCTCAGTCGCCTGTTCCCACCAGTGGTTGTTAATGTTGACACAACGCTTAACCCAAGGCAGCTCACTACGGCTAGCAGTAATGAACTCAAGCACATCAGGATGGTTAAGATCCAGATGACATACAACTGCTCCATTCTTATAGACTCCACCACGCCTCAAGATTTCGTTGAGGGTGGAGTAGATCTTTGCAAAGGATACTGGGCCGCTAGCCACAAGTCCCTTGCCATTTTCAGCGCCTTTGGGTCGGAGCTTGGATAAATGGACAGCCACGCCAGCTCCGTAGCGGAGAGCGTGGGAAACAAAACGCCAGGATGCTTCGATTCCATTAGGGCCTTCCATTGTGTCTTCCACCACGAACACGGTGCAAGAAACAGGAAGTCGGGAGGTGGGATCGTCAATCCAGGATTGCACTCGCCCAGTACGGGCAATTAGTTCTTTGGTGGCGGTAGACATTATTAAACGAGATCAGTAAGGTTAGGGGGTTGATAGTTTGGTCCTTTCAGAACCTTGCCGTCTTCACGGCGGATTGGTTGTCCGTCTTCACCCAACTTGCTCATGTTGCTTTGGTGAACACGGTTGAGGGCTTCATCGAGATCCCAGTTCAGGTTTTCGGCATACTGGTAAGCCACATACACAAGGTCAGCTAATTCCTTCAGACAGTCAGCAGCATTGACTCGAAGACCCATGATTAGCTGGTTCTCAGCATCAAGAAATTCTTTGAACTCTTCAACGATCAAAGTCCGCTGCATAGTCCGTGAAGCTGGACTCGTACTGTTCCTGACCTGGAAACTTCTCCGGAATTCCTTTGCTTGGTCGCTGATGAAGGATTTCGTTTTCGAGTTCATTCTTTAGGTAGTGGATGGCTTTGGTTAAATCAGAAATCTTGCTGTCTTTGTATCCAGCACGGCAGATATATTTGATTGCATTTCCAAGGTGGAAACTTAGTCCTTGGTCTCGGATGAAATCCCAGACTTGGATTGACCCTCGCCTGTAGTAGCTGGGGCCTGTGGTGTTGGAGTCGGCCATTTCTTAACTAGGTTTGACAAGGAGTTGCCAAGCACAAAGCATTGACGTTGTAGAGCAAGGAAGATAGTGATTACATCTTCTAGCTTTGTCTCTGGATCACGCAGTGCGTTTTCAATCTGCTTCAGCTTGAACTGTTGCTCCATCGTCATTTCGACTATCGGAGCTGGGAGACCAAAGTCTTGGTTCTTGATTGGTGAAATCATAATCTTCCGCTTGAAGGATCTTTGCGAGGCGTGCATTACGTAGTGCATCCTCTTCAGTGAGACCCTTGTCCAGGAAGGTCTCTAGTACCGCTTGCCAATTAGCTCCCTTCTCAGTCAAGATTGCGTCTGCTCTCTTGATACCAATACTGGGAACACCTGCATAGCCATCCGTCTGGTCACCCGCCATTGTTTGGATAAGGTGCCAGCGGTCCCCCTCTTCCTTGGTAATCTCAATTACGCCGTCAGATAGGTCATAGAGTTGGCCAGGTATTTGTCGCATATCCTTGTCAGGACTGCAAATAATATGGCCTGTCTCTTTGGTGGCGTAGATACCAATGGCATCATCCGCCTCCAGGGTTGGCATCACAACAACGTTGTACTCTTCCTTGAGTTTATTGATGACCCTTTTGTAGCCGCACGGCTTCTTTCTATTGCGATGTCCTTTATAGTCTGGGTCAATAGATTTACGAAAGTTTGTAGAATCAGAAAAGAACAGAATAGAATCATCAAAGCATCCAAGGTCAGAAGCGATGCTATAGAGTTCCCGCTCAACGTATTCGTAAGCTTCTGAGAATCTGGAGGTAACGACGATAACGTCTTCACCGAAGTCAATCTCTGATTCTGTAGCTGCGCAGCACTTGTAGACGATATAGTCTGCATCAATCAGAAGACTCATTTACCTTGCCCCCGACTGAGCTTGCGCCCACGTTTCGGGAGACTGCGTGTGCCGTTGCCTTGGTGGGTATGTTTGAACTTGGCACGCGATTGAAATTCAACACGGCCAAGAGATGTTTTAGATTTGGTTGCCATTAGTGTACGTCTGCCCAGGTGGAGCCGATCTTCCCTTCGGCAGCAATAGGGATTCGGAGGTTGTAGTATTCACCAGCTAGTGATGCACAGAGCTCTAGGTGGTCTTTGAGATCCTCTGCATAGGCTGGCAGGCACTCGAACTGCAACTCGTCGTGAACGAATGCAAGTTGATGAGTGTGAAAGATGTAATCGTTGTCTAGGGTCGGGAAGTTATCGTTTGCAATGGCCATCCAACGCTTCGCCACTACACCGGCTGATGACTGGAGCAGATAGTTGAGACACTTGTGAGGACTATCTACTGGGATTTTTCTACCGTCAATAGCTTTAATAAAGCCTCGTTCGCCAGCGGAACGGACTGCACTAAGAAGGTCAGCAAGGCCGTCAATAGCAGAAACATAAGCTCCTCGTATCTCAGCACCTTTCTCTTTAGCCTTGTTCGGGGGAAGGAGGGGGTCGTACGATAGGCCAATTTTCTGGTCTCCAGCGCCATACAAAAATGCGTAAGTTACAGTCTTAACTAATCTTCTAGAGATGCCTATCTTGTCTGCATTGACCTGATGTATATCACCGTTGAGAAGTACGTCTCCGTAAGCGCCTCCATCATATCTAGCCAGATAGTGGGCAAGCATTCGGAGTTCAATGCCTGAGAGATCAGCACCAACCATGACATTCCCAGGGCTAGCACGGAATAGTTTTCTAAATTCAAGATCACTGGGGACCTGGGCTAAGTTTGGGTTGCGGTGTGCACATCTATGGGTATTAGTCGCCACTGAACAGTGGTGGTGTATTCGATTGTCTTTGACTAGCTTTAGATAAGCGTTCTTACCCTCAGATAACATACCGAGCTGTTTAGTAAGCTCAAGGCATCGGTAGAACTGGAGGGCTTCTTCAGTACCAATCTCCTTGAGAACAGTCTCGTCGATGGCAGTCTTGCCAGCTTTTGTTTTCTTGTCAGGCTTCCAACCATGCAACGTCTGCATGATCCACGCGATGTGGTCTCTACTGGATGGATTGAAGTCAATTAGCTTTGTACAGGTTGCTCCTTCAACGTATCCGAGGGATCGGTTAACTCGCTTAGGAGTAAATTCGCGTCCTGCAACGAAAGGATACCTGTTTCGTAGTACTGCTTCAAGAGTCTCAAGCTCAGCGTAGAGAGCTTGTGCAAGTTCCCGTGCAGCAGTCTCGTCAAAGTACCATCCATGTAGCTCTTGTTCTGTGAGGATACGAGAGACATCTAGTTCTAGTTTTAAGTAGTCAGGAATTTCTTGGTAAAGTGATGCCAAAGTTTAGTAGTAACAACAACGTCTTGAAGCATGTACTCCTGCATCTCAGGAGACCATTCTTTCCAATCTGTGTCCTTACCGAAGCACCCTTTGTATTCACCTAGTCTGTGCCCGTATGCCTCTAATGAGTGCCGCCCATAAAGCTGCACCGGCATTGTCTTCCACTTACGCTTATTGTCTACGGCTAAGATGTCAGAATGTATGACACGAGAAATAACCAGAGTATCAATAGCAGGAGGGGCTGTGAACCAGGGGTAAAGATGCTTGAGTACAGGAATATCGTACCCAATAATGTTATGACCAATAATGCAATCGGCGTCCTCAAGCATTTGAATGCCGCGTGTGAGTGGCTGTTGATCACCTTGATCATTGAAGACGTACGTTTCCTTAGCGTCGAGATCGTAGATACCAAGGCAGTGGACGCGGGTAACATCATCTAGCAATCCGTCAGTTTCGATATCAAAGACTAGGTTCATTTACCAGCCCACACGTACGTCTTATCAACGAACTGTGCTTTGGCTACTGCTTCAGGTGTAGGAGGATTGGGAGGGATAGCTGTCAACACATCACCGTTAGGTTGCTCATAGAAGTAAGCAAATCCATAATCCTCGAAAGTCTGTACTGGCTTCTTATCTTTCCAAACAGGTGTCATGGGGAGTCGTCCTCGCAGATTCCAAGGATCAAAAGTCTGTACTTGGGTCGAACTCTTCGTCGTCTGCTTCTGTTTCATAGAATTTACAAGTGGACAGGTCGTAGCTCAGTCGACATGCGACGCCAACTTCGCCTGAATAGCGATTCTTAAGGACTCGCACAGTTGTGTCACTTCTACCAGATGCGCTCTGCTGGTCTCTTTCGAGTGCAATAACTGCGTCAGAGAGCTGTGCAATCGCCGCAGATCCTCGCAGCTGTCCCAAAGTGACGCGGGCACCCTCTTCATGATTCTGGTCTCCAGATGTTCTACGTAGATGTGAAACAAGGAACATAGAGATACCAGTACGTTCAACAAGTGAACGCAACTTAGTCATTGTGGTATCAATCATGCGCCTCTCATCTCCATCTAGACCACTGAGGAGGATGGACAGGTGATCAAGGAAGATGATCTTTGTATCCAAGCCGGTAGCAAGGTACTCAATCCTGTTGTAGATCAAGTCAGGATCAAAGGATCCGAACCCATCAAATAGAAAGAGATTCCAATTAGCTAGTGTGGCTTGATAGGCTTCAGTAAGGGTTGCTGCGTCGTGCTCTCCTAGGTGGAGTGATTTGCCGACAGCAGCTGACATTAAACCGAGAGCAGTGCGCCGGTTCGATTCCTCAAGAGCCAGGTAACCGACCCGTTCCCCGTTTTGTAGAAATGAAGTTGCAAGCTCCCGGCAGAAGCTTGACTTCCCGATACCTGAGCCTGCAGTAACGCAGACAAGCTCGCCAAGTCGCACTCCGTGAAGTAGTCGTTGCAGTCCTTCAAATGGGTAGTCATGATCAGATGGTGGTGATGGTGTGGTAACTAAGTCGAGCAGGTTCTTTCCGTCAACGATCCCATCAGGACGGTAAGGTTTTGCATTCCATATAGCCTCACGAATTGCCTGAGAGTCATTGTTTTGAAGGGCGTCTGACGCATCTTTGTAATCACCTTGGAGCGATGCAATCTTGCATTTGCCAGGTGGTAAGACGCTTGCCGCTTCCTCCGTTGCCTTACGGCCTGATTCGTCATTGTCGAAGAACAGGACAATCTCCGCATAACCCTGGAGCCAGGGGATAGCCCTTTGGATCGACTTTCTTGCCGCAGCGGCACCGCTAGGTAGAGATACCATCGGCCACCCCGGCATAGCTTCACTACACGAAGCTGCATCGAGTTCCCCTTCAGTGATGACGACTCGTTTTCCAGTGGCGGGAAACAAATGCTGTCCAAAGAGGGCACCTGTCGTCTCTCCTTCATAGCTAAATACCTTATTCTTCGTCTTTACCTTGCATCCTTTAAGTATTCCAGCATCGTCGAAATAATGGAATCGTAGAACGTCTCCGTCTGTATAGATTTTGTATTGCTGGCAGACCTTTTCAGAGATTCCTCGTTTGACGAGGCGCTGCGCTTCTCCTTTAATTGAGACATTGCCTTGCATTTTGCGATGAG